GGTAGTTTTGTAGGTGCAGCAGTATTAACTATAACGCAAAATAAAAAATTTGGATATTTAACGGAAACAACGACAGCAGTTTATACCCCTAGCTCTATTACACCAGCAGCTTCTATAGTGCCTACAGAGAGAATACCTAAAATGAAAATAATAGACTTCTTGTCTAGCATATTCAAGATGTTTAACCTTACAGCTTATGTTGTCCGTGATAGAAGCGACTCTGATTACGGTAAGATAAAGGTTATGGATTTAAACAGCTATTACGATGACAGCCCAGCTATATTTGATATAAGTAAATACACTGAAACTTCTGAGTTAGATATTGAAACAACAATTCCGTTTACAGAATTAAACTTTAAGTACGAAGAACCCAGTACGTTACTTTCGCTTCAGCACAATGAAAAGTTTAATGATATATTCGGAAACGCTGAATATAAACCATCAAATGTTGATAGAGGTGATAATCCTTATGAAGTTAAGGCTGGTTTTGAACACCTTAAATTCGAGAGGTTATTTGATGAAAACGATGGCACAACTCTCACAGATATATTATGCGGATATTCGGCAGGAGACAACTTCAAGCCAGATGCTGATGTTGACCCAAAAACAGGTGACTATGAACCTGTATTAACTAAACCTCTTTTATTTTATGGTATTAGGGTTACTGGATTAGCTGGAGATAAGGGTATAAGCTGGTTGGCTGGTGGTTCCACAAGTGAACTATCCACATATTGGAGACCGTCAAATACTTGTGAGAACGGAAGTGTATCTACAGCAGCAGCCTTTACGATAAACTTCGACAACGAGAAGGATGAATGGAATTTAACTGATTATGGTGGTTCTACAAACTCACTATTCTCTAAATTTTATAGGTCTTATGTTGAGGATATTTTTGACCCAAGGAAAAGGATATTTAAAGTAACAGCACACCTGCCAAACAGTGTGCTGCTTAATTACGAACTAAACGACAGATTTCAGATAGGAGATAAAGTATTCACAATAAACTCAATAAACACCAATCTAAAGACAGGAAAGTCTCAATTAGAATTATTAAACGTATTATGATAAAACACATTTTAGATTTATTGAAGTTAGATGATTACTATGGCGTGTCTCCTTATATCGACATCGCCAAAGGGAAGTATCAAGCACCAAGAACATTAAAAGAATCACTTAATAAAACAAAGAGATGGCACTAGGAAGAGGAGAGTATTTAATTGAAATAAAACAAGTTGGTGGTGGAGAGGTAGAAGTGACTATGAATGGGGTTGCCACGTCACTAAAGCAGGTTAACACGGAAATTAAAAAGATAAGAACAAGCTCAAGTGGAGCCAGTTCAGGTTTTAATAAAGTAGGCGATGCTGCACAAGCAGCTGCTAAAAAAAATCAAGACCTTATATCTTCTTCGGGTCTTGCTGGTGCTACGCTTGTTGAAACTGGTAGGTTGATATCGGATTTACCTTTTGGTATTACTGCGGTAACGAACAACTTATCTCAGTTGTCTACTTTGTTTATTACACTTGCATCTAAAACAGAAGGTGCTGGTAAAGCCTTTAAGCTCCTTGGACAACAGCTTAAAGGACCTCTAGGATTTGTTTTAATATTTCAAGTCTTAATAAGTTTACTCCAAGCATACCAAAAAGAGATATTAGGATTCATAAAAGGAACAAAGGGTGCTAACGAAGCTACTAAGGAGTTATCGAAAACAGTAGACGGACTTACTGAAAAGCTAGAGGAAAACAACAAGGTATTTAAGGAAAGAAGTGAGGCTGAAAAAGAATTGATAAAATTACAATCACTTTTAGGTGATTTAGATTCTAAAAATGCAAGGACACAATTTAGAGTTCAAGGTCAAATAAAAACGAGGATAGCAGCTCTAAAATTATTAGGTGTTGAAGTAGACCGTAGCAGATTAAAAGAAGAGGGTTATATAGATACTTTATTAACTAGCGTTGAAACAGCTGAAGAAGTGTCTCAAGGGTTAGAAGACAGGAGAATCCAATTATCTGTAGATAGAATTTTAGGGAGGACTAGTCCCGTAGAATTAGCGCAAAGAGAGTTAGATTTATTTATAGATACCCAAAAAGAACTTAACGTCAAAATAGAGGACTATGTAAAGACTGAAGAGTTCAGAACGTTAGTAGCAAAAAGAGACAAGGCAATTATTGATGCTAGACAGGTTGACCCTTTAGACATTGCTATACAGGCTAAGGGTGTTGTAGAACAACAAATAACAGGGGAAGTATTGTTAACGAAAGCAACCCAAGAAAATACTGATGCTAGAGTAAAACTAAGCGATAAAGAAGCTAATGCTAGACTTAGAAACTTAAGTAGAATATCTGGATTTTTAAGGAAAAGTGCAGATGCTTTTGGTGAGGCTACAGTGGCAAATAAAGCGATAAGTGTTGCTTCCGCAACAATAGATGCTTATGTAGCATATCAAAGAGTTTTAGCCGAAAAATCCTTAACTGGTCCTTTAAGATTTATAGCAGCTGCTGCTACACTAGCTGCTGGTTTAGCAAACGTAAAAAAAATAATAGATGTTAAGGTTCCTGGTAAATCAGATAAGTCAGTTTCATCGGGTGCCGCATCAACAATAGCAGCTCCAGACTTCAACGTAGTAGGTGCTTCAGCAACCAATCAGTTAGCGGAGTCTGTTGCTGGTCAACAATCCAGACCATTAAGAGCTTTTGTTGTGGGTAAAGATATAAGCACACAGCAAGAACTTGACAGGAACATAAACAACACTGCCTCATTCGGTGGATAAGAACAAAAACTAACTTAGTAAGTTATTTATATATGGAAGAAATAAAAGTAATCGAGCTTATAATTGACGAGGAAAACGAAATCAGTGGAATAGACGCTATTTCAATCGTAGACGACCCTGCGATACAGGAAGACTTCATTATGCTCAGTTCACAGGAGGTAAAACTAGCGGAAGTAGACAAGGAGAAGAAGATTCTTATGGGTCCTGCTCTAATCCCTAACAAAAAGATATATCGCAGAACTGGAGATGATGAATACTTTATATACTTCTCTAAAGATACCGTCAGAAAAGCCTCAGAGCTTTTCCTGACTAAAGGAAATCAGAATAATGCTACCTTAGAACACGATGGAGACCTAGAAGGCTTATCGGTTGTAGAATCTTGGATTATAGACGATACAAACCAAGATAAGTCTCGTAAATATGGCTTTGACCTGCCCAATGGTACTTGGATGGTCTCTATGAAGGTATATGATGATGAGATATGGTCTGATTATGTCAAAACAGGTAAGGTAAAAGGATTTAGCATTGAAGGACGCTTCGCAGATGCTATGGAAAGACCACAAGAGCAACTTCCTGAGCAAGCTGAACTTGAAGCACTAGAGATTTTAGAAGAGTTAGCAGACGCTATAGACGTAGATTTAGAAACATACTCAGATTATCCTGAAGGTGTCAGAAATAACGCTAAAAACGCTCTAGAGTACGCTAAAAAGAATGGGTGGGGGTCTTGCGGAACGCCCATAGGAAAACGAAGAGCTGCCCAAATCTCTAAGGGTTCTAATTTGAGTGTAAGCACGATAAAAAGAATGAGAAGTTTTTTACTAAGACACGCAAAAGACTTAGAGGTGTCTACCAGCTACTCAGATGGCTGTGGAAAGCTAATGTATGATGCTTGGGGCGGTAAAGCAGGTCTTAGATGGGCTACTTCCAAACTAAAAGAGTTAGGCGAGATAGAATTAGAATCTATGGTGATAAGCGATGATATGGCAATCATAGATGACCGACTTGCATACGCAACAAAGGAGCTTGCAGAGAAAGCAGCGCAAGATATCGGCTGTGAAGGACATCACACACACGATTTTGAGGGTAAGACTTGGTATATGCCCTGCAAAGAGCATAAATTAGAAGAGTTACAAAAATGCCCAAAGGGTTACAAAAAGGTTTATGGCAAGTGCGTTAAGATGGCGGAAGTAGGACCAAGAGGTGGAGTAAAAAAATCCCCTAAAGCTCCCAAATCGGACACTCCGAACCCTAGGCCAAAGGGTGAGGGGTCCGCTAAAGGCGATGCGTCTGGAAAAACAGGTGCTAAGGTATCTGCAAAGGACAGAAAAGCCCTACAAAAGAAGGCTGATGATTTTAACGAGCGTTATAAAGAAAAACTAGGATACGGAATAACCGTTGGAATGTTATCTTCTGTATTTCAGAGGGGTTTAGGGGCGTTTAATACGTCACACTCTCCAAACGTTAAGTCAGCTTCACAGTGGGCGCACGCCAGAGTAAATGCTTTTATGTATCTAGTAAGAAACGGAAGACCCCAAAACGCAAAGTATACTACAGACTATGATTTATTGCCTAAGAAACACCCTAAATCGTCAAAATGAGAAAGAAGTTTGAGACACCATCATATTCTAGCCCAAGAGGCGGTCGTAGAGGATGTTTATGTAAAGATGGCAAGACCTACAGCAAAAAATGCTGTGACGGTACACTTAGAGCGCAAGGCATAGGCAAAACTAGAGCCTGAAAATACAACAGTATCTTATTCCATTAGTTAAATATATAGTTAATTATTGTTTAACCCTATTAATTAGTATATGAAAGCTAACGAAATTGTAGAGCGTTTCAAGAACGTACTACTTAGCAATGAAGTTGAAGTTGAAGCTCCTGAAGTAAAAGAAGAAGCTGCTCCTGAAGTTGAAGAGCAAGTAGAACTTTCTGAAGACGTTAAGAACATCGAGGTTGAGGCTTCTGAAGAAGAAGTTGACGCTGGATATCACGATAAAATGGAGGAAGATGACGATATGGACAGGTATGCTACGAAAGAAGACCTTGCTAAAGCTATGGCTGAAATAAAAGGTATGATTGAAGAGCTTGCCGCACAGAAGGAAGAAGAATTGGAAGTTCCAACTGAACTTGCAAATCAAGAGCCTGCTGTTGAACCAATCGCTCACAGTCCAGAAGCAGAGGTTTCTAAGAAGCCCCTAAATTTATATGCACAGAAACGTGCAATGACTACTAAAGATATTGTATTTAATAAACTATTCAATTCATAAAAATGGCAACAACCACATCTATTACAACAACTTACGCTGGTGAATTTGCAGGGAAATATATTTCAGCAGCTTTATTGAGCGGTAAAACATTGGCAGAAGGTGCAATCACCGTAAAGCCAAATGTTAAATTTAAAGAGGTAGTAAAGAAAATTTCTACAGATGCAATCGTAAAGGATGCAACTTGTGATTTCGACCCTACGTCTACACTTACACTAACTGAGCGTATCCTTCAACCTGAAGAGTTCCAAGTGAACCTTGAGCTTTGTAAGAAGGACTTCCGTTCTGACTGGGAAGCAGTACAAATGGGATATTCTACATTTGACAACTTACCTCCTTCTTTTGCTGATTTCTTAATCGGTCACGTAGCTGCTAAAGTAGCACAAAAAACTGAGCAAAACATTTGGGGTGGAGTAAACGCTAATGCAGGTGAGTTTGACGGTCTTACAGTGCTTATGGCTGCTGACTCTGACGTAAATGACGCTGCTAACGGTTCTGAGACTAGCTATACTTCTTCTAACATTGTAACTTTGTTCGGAAATGTAGTTGACGCTATTCCTTCTGCTGTTTACGGTAAAGAAGACTTAACTATCTATGCTCCAACTGCTGCTGTTCAGGCGTATGTTCGTGCATTAGGCGGATTTGGTGCTTCAGGCTTAGGTGCTGCTGGTACAGGTAGCCAAGGAACTCAGTGGTACAATATGGGGAATGCACTTTCTTTTGAAGGTATCAAAGTTCAGCAAACACCAGGTATGCCATCTGACCACATCGTTGCTGGCGAGGCTTCTAACATCTACTTCGGCACAGGTCTATTAGCTGACCACAACGAAGTTAAGTTGTTAGATATGGGTGACTTAGACGGTTCTCAAAATGTAAGAGTTATTATGCGATTTACTGCAGGTGTACAATACGGCATCGGTAGTGACCTTGTGTTACAAACTCTAGCATAGTAAAATAAATTGTTAAACATAGAAGGGTAGGTAAGCCTTAAAGCCTACCTGCCCTTTTTTAATACCTAAAAATAATTATGGCTTGTGATTTAACTAGAGGGCGTAAAGAACCTTGTAAAGATGTAGTAGGCGGAATAAGAGCTGTATACTTCACAGACTTCGGTGATTTCGGTACTGTTACACAGACAGACGATGAGATTACCGATATGACAGGTACTTTTACTGCCTTCAAATACGAAGTAAAAGGAAATTCTTCTCTTGAGCAGACAATTAATGCTTCTCGTGAGAATGGAACTTCTTTTTATGAGCAAACACTTAACCTAACTCTACATAAACTAAGTAAAGAGGACCACAAAGAGATTAAAATCTTGGCTGCAGGTCGTCCGCACATTGCTGTAGAGGACTATAACGGAAATGTTATGGTGGTAGGTTTAGAGCACGGTGCTGATGTATCTGGAGGTACAATTGTAACTGGAGCTGCTATGGGGGACCTAAGTGGATATACGCTTACGTTTACCGCACAGGAAACTAAGCCTGCTAATTTTGTAGCTAGCCCAACGGCT